TTCTGGTCCGTCCATTGGTCCGTCCATTCCTGGAGATATAATTGATAAACTTGGCATCTCTGGTTTTTCAGGTTGGTTAATCATATCTGGATTAACCTTTGTCATTAATTTTAAAATATCATCAATTGCATCGCCTTCAGCACTGATGTTAACATTCATTCTTGCTTTGTCTTTTGGCTCTGCGGGTGGCATATCAGGTGCCATCATTGGCGGCATTTCGTTTATTCCGCATTCATCTGTGCTTTGATCTAAAGGTGCTGCTTCAGTTTTTGCTGTATCAATTTCCTGCATCTTTGATAATAGTTCATGAAAGTTCATGTTAATTACTCCCTACAGGACTCTTGACCCCTGCTTTGTCTTGTTTTAATTTTGGTGTGTCTTGATAAACGTCTGCTTTTAGTTTATCATGTCCTAGTTCTTTTTTTCTTGCTTTTGCTTCTTTAGAAAGTTCTTTTAAGAAACCTTTATTGAAGTCATCTCCAAAGTAATCTTTTTGCTTTACGTTCATGCCATCTTTATATTCGTTGTCATGTAGTAATGCACCTTCGTAATCTGCCTTGCTTCCCATAGTAATTTGATCAATTTCTGTTGGGCTTGCACTATTTCTAACTTTGTAATAACCTGCTTCACAACATCCCATTTCAAAAATTTCTTTTTCAATTTCTGAAGTAGTAATTGGATACTCAGTCATTACATCAAATGTATGTACTTCCATGTTTTTCAATGTTGGAAAATCATGTGGTACTTCTGTAACCGGAGTAGTTTTCATTTGTTCAAATTGCAAAATACCGCGATTATCAAGTCTTCCTTTTAAATCGTCTGCAAAACTTTCTGGTAAATCACCTGCAACTTTTACCTTAAAACTATAGGTTTTTTTGGCTTCTGATAGATATTGTGTGTACGTCTTCATGTAAGTATTTATTCCTTTTCGCTTAATTTCTTAATTAATTCATTGCGATCAAGCATCACATAGCCCTTTCCATCAAGAACATTATTAGGATCTTCGGGTGAATCTTGGTCCAATTTAAATTTTTTCAACTGTAAATCCACTGCTTTTAGTTTTTTATCTACTTTGGCAGTTTTAGCATCTATAGCATTTTTAAGCATACTACTAGCAACTTCAAATATTCGTCCACTATAACGTACTTCTACGTTCATGCCTAAATCCATTAAATCATCGTATGCTTTTTCTGCTTTATCTGCAAGACTATCTAAATCCTTTTCTCCTAAAGCATCTAGTTCGTTTATCTTAGGCAAATCACCTGTGATTTTAGTTACTTCTTTGTAACTTTCTTCAATACTTTTAATTTGTTGAGGTGTTACTTCAACAGGAACTGACTGTTCTGCTTGCTGCTGTGCAGTTTCTTTATCTTCCATATTAAACAGTTCTTCTAATTTCTTTGTCATACTATTACTTATCGTCTCTTGTTGCCAGTGTGAAAAATATCTTCTTCACTTACAATACGGAATCTAACACGTTTTTGTTTACACCATGCTCCTGCTGCTTCCCATTTTGCCATATTTTTAATATACTGTTCTTGATTGAATCTACTTTTTCCAACATGTTCTCTCATAGTTTGGTTTTTAGGTTTTACTTCTATAACTTCCGCTCTTTTCTTTCCACCCTTTTCTAAATACACAACAAAAAAGTCTGGAACATATATTGAATACTTTCCTGTTAATGGATCTCTATATGGTATCTTGATACTTTCACTTGCCCATGTTTCTACACCTGGATGTTCATCCAGCATTCTCATAAAAACAAACTCCCAACTACTTCTAGCAAGGGGTTTTTTTGTACCTACATATTTTGCAGGATTCTTCATTTCGAATCTTCCTTGTGCAAACTTAGGCATTACGGTACCACGTTACGTTGTTTTGATATATCTTGTGATGGGTTTCTATAGCCTAGCGTAGATGTAGGCGGTCGATTGTTGTTCAGTATCTCAGATACTAAACCGCTTATTTCTAATCCTTCTAATTTTTTCAAATCATCTAGTATAGAAAAAATTGGTGTGTTTTCAAGTTTTGCTTGTTTTAGAACAGTCATTGAAATACTTGATGCTGCTTCTTTTGAAAATCCTCTGCTTTCAAAAAAACCGATAGTCGCATCAACTTCAGTTGCGTTGAATTCTAACGGTGCAGTACCGTATGTGTCAAAAAACAATTTTGTTTTTGCAGCACTGTCAGTAAGTTGTTTTGCTGGTAAATTAGTTTTTGGATTCATTATTGACCTACATCCTGTCTTCCGGTGCCGGATCCACCTAGTTTTTTCTGTGAACCTTTAGTAGTTGCGTTGCTAGGATCATTTTTATTAAACACTGAGCCTGCAATACCGCTTATTGTATTTGCTACTGCTTGTGTTCCAACTGGACTTGTTAATATATTTGTTGCTTCTGATAGTAATCCTGCTTTGCTTAATCCTTTAGCACCCTTGTAAGTATTTACTGCTTTAATTGCAGTGCTTAAAAAATTTCCTCCGGAACTAAATGCTGTACCATCTCCAACTGCACCAAACACAGATTCTAATCCATCTAGTACTCCGCCTGATCCTAACAAGTTTCCTGTGCCGCCGCCTGCGACAGTTAAAGGTCCAGGTGTGTTATCATAATGTAGTGTCGCAAACCCTTTAGGTGAACCTTCGCTTACTGTGCCTGCAGAGTAAACTACTGATTCATACTGCAAAGTCATTGTGCTTTCAGCAGGCTCAGATGTTGCTGCATAATCTCTGTTACCGTGTTGCCAACTTTTAATTTTAGGATTGACAAGTGTATAACCTATAAATCTTCTTCTACCCATTGTAAATAAAGTTACACTTCTAAACAATGGACTACTGACATCATTGTCTAACCCGTATCTAAATTTATCAAATTCTGTACCTGTTGCTCTATAAGGATCTGTTTTATCACTATACGCTGCACTAGGTAAGTTTCTATCTTTAACATAATAACCATAGTAGATTGCCCATAATGCATTTATAACACCTTGGTTGTCATCATGAAATGTAAAACTTACATCTTCATAATTAATCATTTTGTAAACAATTCTTTTTCGATTATACTGATTATAAGTTTCTGTATCAAAATTAAACTTTGGTAAGTCAGCAGTCTTTACTAGTAATCCTGTTTCGTCAGCATGCTTTGCTGTAAAATTAGCAGCCTTGTGTGCAGATGGATCTAATTCAATTCTTAAATAATAATTAAATTTCGTCTTTGGTGCAAGACGCATATTATCATCAATGAATAATCTAGTAGCGTGTGTATAGTTCGCTACTCTACCTTTAGGATTTGTAATACCTGTGAATACGTCTGTTAGAAATCTAGTAAACTTATTTGCCATACTAGTATTTAGCCATAAAAAAAGCCCGGGGTTTTAAGCCCGAGCTTTCTAATATCAATACTAAAATTAGTATTAGCCCTGTGCAGAGCCAGCACCAGTAGTAGCCTCGCCAAGCGTTCTTTCCACTGCTGCTCCAATTCCAACGCCAACGCCTTGTTCGCCTGCACCCCATTGTACCATGTTGTCAAAACGTATAGTTAATGCTACACGCATGTCTTCGTTAGTACCGTAGTTTGCATCGCCATAATCAGCGGACGTTAAGAAACAACCATACATATTTGCTGTTTCTAACACGTTAACTCCAGCAGCATTGTTTCCATTGCCACCGTCTAATACTTCAATCTTAGTAGTAAATTTGTAATCAATACCTGATCTAGCAGATGCTTGTTCAACAAAATCGAACTGCTTCTGAACCTGTTGACCAACAAGTTTTTGAACTTCGCCACTAGCGTCATCACGCAAATTAAGCGTGATAGTTTCAAATGTATACTTACCTGCTAAGAATACTTTTGAGTTGTAAACATCTAGCGTCATTTCTTCAAAACCAACTTTTGGTCTTGTAACGTCAACTACTTGTTTTGTTAATTCAGTTGCAGAACTTACTCCAAATCCTAAAAGTGTCACCCTAAAGCGATACTTTAGTTTAGGCATCAAGAGCACTTGGTTGCCTGCGTCTGTTGGTACTGAAAAGTTATTTAATGATGTAATAGGCATGTTTTATATCTCCCCTGTGTTCTTGACACGCAACGGAATGTATATAAACTCAATAGCCTTGACTGGTTCAATCGCAATATCAACATATAGTTCGTTGCGGTCGACTCTAGCCGGAGTATTGTTTGTTTCATCACATACTACTGCGAAATCGTAAATTGCTCTAAGACCAACTAGTTCAAGAAGTAGACTTTCAACTGCCTGTTTTACTTCATCTCTAGTAATCTTGTCATTTGGTTCAAAGATATACGGACGAGCCAATTTGTTAAGTTGACTACGCATGTATACAACTAAACGTGCTACGTTTATTCTATCTAGTGCAGAAGCGTTTCTTGCTCTAGTTTTTTGTCCGTAGTTTACTAATCCTACACCATTAAAGAATGTAATTGGATTAACTTTTAGATCATACAAAGTATCTCTTTGTCCTTCGTTAAGTGCAACTGTTTGGAACTCGCCTGTTGCTGCATCAATAAATCCTACTGCTGTAGCATTTGAAATGCCGCCTCGTCTTGTTCCTGCAGGTGCAAACCATGGAAACGATACTTGATCACTTAGTGCAATAGTTCTCATCATCATGTGTGATGCTGGAACAACTGCGTTTGAACCACCTAAGTCTGTTGTAAATCCATTTGGATAAAACGCACCTAAGTATTCATCGTATGTTACTAATCCATTATCGCCATTGTCTGTTACTAAGGAAGCATTTGTTCCCCAGTTAGTCAATGTAGTTGCATCTGCTGCTAATCTAAGTGGTGTATCACCAATAACAAACGCTGTTAAGCCTCTGTCAATGTTTAGATTAACTAGGTTGCTCATTAGCTCAGGATAACCAGGAGCAGCAATTATGTTAAAATTACGTCTCTCTTCGTCACGTACCTGGCTGCTTGTATCAACTGCACTCTTCATTCTTTGTACAACAACTTTACGTTGTGCTTTTCTACCAAATGAACCTGATCCGTCTTCGTTGTTACCTGATTCAGTAACCCAACGATCAGTTGCATATGCACCCATTGCTTCGTCGTTGTTGAAGCGTTGGTTATCTGCTGTAATATCAATGTAGTTGTTAGCATAACGTTTAACGTTACCACCACTTCTACGTAGGTTCCATAAAAGCATACCTTGTGGGTATAATGCAGGATCTGGAGCATCTGGATCTAAGAAGTCTACTTTTTGTAAATCCTTAATTGTTGCTGCTGTGTTACCAGTAGCACCAGTTGAACCATAACGTGCATCACCAAACAATACACCATCTTCAGATGTTTGATCAGTTTTATCAACTAAAACCCATCTTTCTGAAACTGGTCCTGATTGGGCACTGTCATACTTGTAAATTGTTGGATAGTTTTCAATATCTGCTGTTGAAATCCAAAGGTCGCCTGTGGCAGTTGTTCCTGCTACATACGGATTAGAAGCACTTACAGTTGGAACATAACCAACTCTATCGCTTGCTGCTTCAGTGTATGGACTTGTTGCACTTCTGTAACCTACCCAAGTAGTACCATCGTGTATCATCATGTCCACATCTGAAAACTCTGGGTTGTACCAAAGTTGTCCGTTTGCTGGCTCTGCTTCTGGATTGTCTGAACTAGCATAAAAATCACTTGATGAAAGTGGCTGCCAGTTTGAAGCAAGATATCTATTTTCAGCAGTTGAATCATCAGCACCTGGTGCTAGTTGACTTGAACCTGCTGTTAATGATGCGTCTGACAAGTTGTAGAAGTTAGCAGTACCTGCTGCTGTATCAATGTTATATGGTGTAAACAATGCACCAATAGCATCTCTTCCTACATCACGAAGTCTAATTTCACCGCCTGTTTTGTGTGAAATTGTAATTTCGTTATTTGCTGTAACAGCCGCTTCAACATTTGTAAAGCCTGCTGCGTTAATAGCCGCTGCCATTGTGTTAGCATCTGAACTTGAACCCGAACTTGAAAATGTAACATTTACTGCTGCATTCATTGTTTCTTGTCCTTGAATTGATTCTTGGATTTCAAATGTGTAATCATCTGCTACTAATTGTGCTGCAACAACTGCTGATGTAACTGTTGTTACTCCAGTGTTAGCTCTACGCCATACACGGAATACTGCTGTTGCCGGAGATGAATCATACATGCTATGTTCAAATGCATTAGTTTGTACAAACAAACTATCTGCTGCTAAATTAATGCCTGCTCCGCTTCTGTCCAACGAATAAATTGCTGAATGTCCGCTTGCATATAATGGAGCATTATATGATACCCAAGTAGTAGTTGCTGAATTCCACTTGCTTGCTCTCCATCTTGAACCGTTGTTTGGTTCTGTAGTCTTAATCCAAACAGATCCTGTTGGTCTAGCACCTGCATCTGTTCCAGGAGTTCCTTTCCACTGTGGCACAAGTGTGTGTGGCGCCTGGTAAAGTTCTGGACCTTTGTATGTTGCTGCTGAAATTTCTAACTCAGTTAAGTCAGCAGTACCTGATCCAATAACAACCGTGTTTGCATTAGTATTAGAAGTTCCATCAGTGTAAATGTAAATTCTATCACTTACATTCTTTGCTGTAGTACCTGCAATACTTAAACCGTTAATTGTTGCTACAATATCATCTACAGTATCGCTGCTGCCAATAGTAACAGTTGTGCTGTTAATTGTAAAATTACCTGCTGCTGCTGTAATTTTAGATCCTGTTAATTGTGCTGTAATTACTGTTGGAATACTTGCTCTCCACTCTTGAGAACCTACTAGTACCCAATTACCTGCTGCAACACCTGCTTGTGTGTTACCTGGTGATTTGTAATACATTCTTGTTGGGTCTTTAGAAAAACTAAATGTCCCTGTTGATGCTGTTCCTACAGTTTCAAATACAACTGCATAGTCACCAATTGATCCTACTGATCCTAGTGGAGCGTTATTTGAAATCTTCGCTGCATCTGCATCAGTTAAAACAATAGGAGTCTTAGCAGCAAATTTTTGTCCGCCTGTAGTGCTTAATGCTGCACTATTCCACTGTTGAATACCCCATGCTGTAGATCCTGTATTAATCCACCAAGTTCCATCTGGTGGGTTCGCTCCCGGAGCCTCTGCTGTACCTGCAAGTTGTCCTAAATCTACATTAGCTCTAGTTACGAATGCTGCATTCGATACACCTAGTAAACTATATGCCGCTAATAGGCCATATTCATTAAGTTCGCTACCATGAATAGGTGTATTGCTCGCTGTCTTTTCAAAGTTTGGAACTCCAAAAAGATCTACTAATTCTTTTTGACTTGTCACTTTAAATGCATTCCCTGCATTCGCCGCCGAAGTTGCTGAAGCAACGCCAGTGCCTGCGGCATTAGTTTTGTCTTGGGCCGTTGCTACTATAATAAGTGGAGTTGTTCCGGGTTCAGCCGGAGTATAAAAACTCTCATCTATTACACTAACTTCTACGCCGGGTGATGTAAGTGCCATTTACTTTTCTCCTGGTAATAATTCAATTCATTACGTAATGTATTGTTATATTGTATTTAGCGGAATGA